GTACAGCGCCAACCGTAGGTGGCAATGTAGTATCCAATGGTGATGGTAAGGTAAAGGTTGCCGGAGCTGGGGCGGGTCGCAACGTAGTTGTTACCGCTGTTGATACCACCAACAAAACGGTATCGGTAATCTTCCGTTAATTCGGAAGATTCAAACCGCAAATAAAAATTTGGAGATTGACGATGCAAGCAGCAAATCTTAGTCAGATTAAACGCGCCCCACTTAACGTGGTTTTAGCGGGTATTAATAGTGAGCACAGCGACGAATCTATTCGCGCTGGCGTAAAGCTGGTACAAGCAGCAAAACAATACGGTATTAACGTTCGTGATTACCTAAACCTAGCAGTTGACGTTCGTGCGTCGAATGATGAAAAGGCTGGTAAAAACTTCCGTTTGGATAACGGTAACTTTATGACCGGCTACCAAGCCGCTATCGTAGAGTTGAACCTTCCGTTCAAAAACGCTTTTGAGCAAGGCATTACCCTTCAAGCTGCAGCGGATACTTTCAGTGCACGCCCAGGCTCTCGCGCACTTTTCCCAGAAGTTATCGATGATATGCTTCAGTGGAATACGCGCCAAGATATGTTCGAATCAACGGCCCCTATGGTGGCGCAAACCCGAACTATCACTGGTAATGAACTTATTACCACCGCAATTTTTGACGACCAAGGCCAGCTAAATACTTCGCCTATCGCGGAACTTGCGAACATTCCGATGCAGACTATCAAAAGCTCTGATAAGTCGGTTAAGTTCTTCAAACATGGTTCTGGTATCCGTACCTCATACGAATTCGAACGTCGTGTGAGCTTAGATATTCTTACCCCATATGCTGCCCGTATAGCGCGTAACAAAGAAATCAGCAAAGTGAAGATGGCTACCTCGCTATTGATCAATGGTGATGGTGTTCACGAAGCTGCAGAAGTGGTTCCAGCTTCTAATTATAAAGATTGGGATGCGGCTAAAGGCCTTAAAGGTAACTATGTTGCCTTAGCGGACTTCTTGGCGCAACGTGCGCGTAAAGGCGTACCGGTTGATACTATCGTAGGTAACTACGATATGTGGCTAGAACTGTTCCTAATGTTCTTACCAACTCAACCTAACGGTAAGTCTACCTCTGAAATTCTTCAGGAGAACGGTGGTCCTCGCGTGGCTCTGGCCATGGACTTCTTAAGCGGTGTCAACTTCCATATTTCAAGCTCAGCCCCTACGGGTAAGCTGATTTGTTATTCGAAGGCTGACACGCTGGAAGAACTTATCGAAGCCGGTTCTGTACTGTCTGAGTCTGAGACAGCAATCAAGAACCAGTCGATTACTTACGTGAAAACTGAGAACTCAGGCTATCGCCTAGTTTACGGTGATACTCGCGTAATCTTCGATACCACGGCCTAACCAACAATAACCCCCTTAATTAAGGGGGCTACTTGGAGAATCAACTAATGAAAATGATCTTAGCTAAAACCACTAAAAATTTTATGCTAATGACGCGTTTCGGAATTATTGAAGCGTTCCGCCCTTCGGTAATTGGCCATTGCACGGAAGTGGACCAGTTTGTTTCACAGCAGCAAATAAAGGTGCTGGATAACGACTTGCCAGATAACGCCACGGATGAAGAGTTCAAAAAGTTCTTTGACGATCACGATGGTGACTGGGAAACCGCACTGGAAAATTTCAAGCTGAGTCTTGAAGGCATTGAAGAGAGTAAGGAAGACTCTGGCGAAGGTGATAAGGAAGACTCTGATAAAGAGACTGGCGAAGGTGATAAGGAAGACTCTGATAAAGAGACTGGTGAAGGTGATACGGACAACTCACCAGAACCGGCACCGGCACCAGCCCCTAAGAAAACCACGACTCGCACGACTAAAGCGAAGTCTTAAGGAACAACCATGTTAAGTGTCCCAAATAACGAAATGTTAATGCTGACCGAGTTTCAAATAGGTGACTACACCTATTTGCCGGACTTTGGGACCGTAAGTGTCTCCCTCAAGGACCAAGAGGGCGTTGAGGTACATTCGGTGGATGTACCTTTTGATGCTGATTACAGCATCCCTCAAGATATCCTGAAAGTCAGCAGCAGTGATATCTTGAGCTTTTTTAAGTTGACGGTTAAGTTCACTAGCGAAAATCGCCAACGTATTTATACGGATATTGTTCGGGTTCATATGGATTTTATGTTTACATCCACACCTTCGAATCTAAGAAGCCTTATCGGGCTATACGAAGAAGAACTTCCTGATAGTGATATTGATTTTATTTACTCGTTCAATGAGCTGGTAAATGAACTTGGCCAAGGCCTACTTGAAGATACAAACGCTCGTATCAACAAGTTAATTTTGCTACATGAAGCTGTGCGCCACCTCCCTGCGTTAGGACTGAAAACTCTAAAGTCTAATGAAATTGACGACACTAAGAAGTCTCGACTATCAAATATTGATATAAAAGCCGTGCAGGACTCTATTACCTCTCAGTATTGGGCTCACAAATTAACGTTTGAGTCCGTGGCTGAATTCCCTCAACCTCCACTACTTGAGTTTGTGAGCCGAACCGACCCATTCACAGGTGAGGACGCATGAATATCTTCACCAGATATACTTCAGGGAATCTTAATTTGGTTGCACGTACTACGCAGCCGAATGAGAGTTTCAGAAGTCTGGTACCTGTTAGGTCCATGGTGCATATACCAAAGCGATTCAGGGTTAAAGCAGGGGACATTATTCGTAAGAATGAACACACAGCGTTCCTACTGGCCGAACACCATGCTTACGGCTTAAATAACGTTTTCCTTGGATTGGCTATTAACGCTGAGGTTGATGTTACCTATTCTATTCGCGTCCGCCATCCTGTAACTGGGTTGGAGACCAATGGCTTTAGTACTGAAAGTGAAACCCTTTCTTGTGTACAGGAAATTGAAACCCCCGCTGAGGTAAAAGGTCTTACGGTCTCACAGGAGGTCTTTTACTTTGGTTCTGAAATCCCCAGGGATGCCAAGATAAATGGCCGAACCGTAACTAAGGTTATGCCTGTTTCAGGAATTTACCGCGTAGAGGTGTAGGCCGTGTCGGTTACCGCTGATTTTCAAGCCCAGTTCGAAGCTCTAGTTACAGGTTTAACAGAAGGGGAAACCGCTTTTGTTCGAAGTGAAATAGAGTCGGCCACCGTTGCTTTTCTGAATAATGTTTTCACTTCGCTAGCTGCAATGATAAGCGCTATGTCGAAGGAGGCGGAGGTAATTGGTTACGCGCCGAATGCTTTTGGCTATGAGGGAACGAGTAAACGAATAACCTCACGATGGCAAATTCGCAAAAATATAGGCTTAGGTAAAAAGCCTTTAACTCAAGAGCCGATGTTGTTCAGGGGGCTCAGTGAGAAAAAAGGCAAGACTTCTCTAGTTCAGTTGCTAAGACGATTAGGCAGCAATAATGATGTTGGTGCAAAGCTTTATACGGGACTTGGGGGGCTTTCGTTGTCTCCGGTTGCTACGGGTTCCTCAGCTTTAAAGCCTGGGCTCAAGTTTTCAAAATGGGCGGGTAAAGCTTATAACCCTAGAACCCGAGAATATGTGGCGTGGAAAGATGCCGTGATCCCTGCGGTAAATCATTACTTGAGACAAGGTGCGGTTAGAACCAATACAGGTGCAAGATTAGGTCCCAACTCTAGAGTATCGGTTGAAGGAAGACGAGGCCAGATATCGGTACAACGTGCCTTAGTTGAGGGGTTGGCCAGTGCCGGTATCAACGTGAGCTTCCTATCCAAACTCAACAGCTTTTTAGGTGCTAAATCGGACTTTGATGAACTGGCCGACATACTTGAAACGTTAGGCTTAATAGACCAAAAGGAGCGAAACAAGATAGGTCATTTGCATAAGTACAAGCACGCTATTTTGTTACCTTACTTTGGCGCCTTACTTTCTAGCACAGGAAAAAATTCTTTAACCGCTTACCTACAACGAGAGGGTGTCCTTTAAATGGCCCAGTATATAAATATCCAAGCCTCTCTACTTCGGTTCTGTAGTGATAATGCAAAACTATTGCGTGCGCTTGTCGGAACTGAATTTAAGAGCCTCAACCTCGATGCCTTTTCCAATGAAGATGAGTTACCGGAAGGGGACTTTATTGGTATTGAGGATTTAGCCGTACAGTCGGCCACGGACGATATTCCGCTAGACACACTTTCTGCGGCAGTAACGATTAGTACGGTATCCGACACTAACAATATGCGACTAACAAAAGTCGTAGATCATATTTTTGAGTGTTTAAGGCCAACGAAAGCCTTTACGCTTTTTGATGAAACTACAGGGGCTAGAAGGGGAAATATTACGTGTATGAATATGACCCAAATTCTTCCTGTTCAGGACGGAAAAAACTCTCGGGTTATTCAGTCGATAATTTTTCAGGCCTCAGCTTTAGATGAATCGACAAAATGAGTAAGTCCTAAGTCCTTCAAGCTGGCGCAAACAGCGATTTGAAAAGCTTGTTGACGGGTGTATAGTGTTCGTTGGCAGTACTGATCAAGACGATTCAAAACTTTTTTGGGTAGTCTTAAGGTAAAGCTTTTTGATGATGCCGACTTAGGAACAACACGCATATCGATTGGACTTAAGTTATTGTGTAAAAAGTGGTCTAATAAGACGCGCAACTTGTCCGCATCAGATTCACCCTCAATAGGTGCTCTGGCTGCGGTCTCAAAAATGTTCGTGGGTGTGATGATTGAAATTGGTGTAAGTTTTGCCATGTTTCATCCTCCTTCAGCAAGGTATCAATAATAACCTAAAATTTGGAGATTGACGATGGCTGGTGAAGCTAAAACAACTGATTTTATGTTGGGTACTGCCACTGTAATGATTGGTAACCCAGAAGACCTCTACAAACTAAACCCAGAACAACATTCTGTGGGCCTAGTTAAGAATTTCACAATCGAAGCAACCAAGGAACGTTCTGACCTTACCCAAGGCCGAACTAACGATGTTGTTTTCACACTAACAACCGGTGCCACGACTCGAGGCACATTCGAAATGTATGAATACACCGAAAAGAACCTTGCTTACGCGTTAGGTCTAGACGGTGGGGAGTTGGTATCTCCTGAAGGTGATGCTCACGTAGTTAAGACTTCTGCTTCTTTCTCAGCCGGTTCGGTTACTCTAGCTCTCAATGATGGTACAGGACAGGATATTGAGGTAGGTAGTTGGGTTAGTGTTCGCGACCCTATTTCAGAAAATATTGTTTTAGGTACCGTAAAAACTACTTCAGGACTAACGGATGGTACAGCAGCAACCGCTACTATCGAAGTAGAAGTCCCTGACAGCACTATGGCTTGGGAAGTTCCGGCTGGCGCATATGTATCCCTAGTAACGGTACTTGATGTGGGCTCAACGGATGTTGACCGAGACTTTGCCGCTAAGGTTCAAGGCCAGCTAGCTAACGGTAAGTGGATCACACTTCTTATTCCTAAGATGCGTGTTTCTTCAGGTCTTACTATGGCATTTGGTACCGACAACTTCGGTAATACACCGTTTGAGTTTACGCCACTTAAAGTTACACCTTCCGATACTTACTATGCACCTTTCAAAGGTACCTCTGGTAAGTTAGTTCATGACTCAGTACAAAGCGCATTGTCGTAAAAACCCTGGGTCTAAAAACTGTTTAGAAGGCCTCTTCGGAGGCCTTTTTTAAGGAAATTGACGATGAGTGATAACCCTCCTGTAACCTTTACTATCAGCGTTAACGACGAAG